CGAAGGGGTGCCGCGGCAAATAATAACGGACTGGCGCTGGTACAGGAAGCTCCCGAATAATGGAATACGTTTTACCGATGCGCGATGCTGTCATATGCGAACGGTGCTTACGGATGATCAGCGCGAGGTAGTACTGGGGTTCTTCGCCCGGTTGCTGAGGGAAGATGATTGTCGTAAGAGAAGGAGGGCGGCGGGGTGAGACAACCTGAGATGTTCAAGGAAATCATTGTTGATTCATTTGCTGGTGGCGGTGGAGCCAGTACCGGTATTGAATGGGCTTTAGGTCGTCCGGTTGACATTGCTATCAATCACGACCCAGCGGCCATAGCCATGCACCGCGCCAATCATCCTGATACGGAGCATTATTGTGAATCTGTTTGGGATGTGGATCCGCGAAAAGTAACATATGGCAGACCAGTATCGCTCTTTTGGCTGAGCCCTGATTGCAAGCATTTCTCAAAAGCCAAAGGCGGCAAACCAGTTGAAAAGTCTATTAGAGGGTTGGCATGGATAGCAGTTAGATGGGCGGCAACGGTTAGACCCCGGGTTATTATGCTTGAAAATGTAGAGGAATTTAAGACTTGGGGGCCGCTTACAAAAGAAGGCTATCCAGACCCCGCAAAGAAAGGCAAGACTTTTGATTCATTTATTAGGGCTCTTGAAAAACAAGGTTATAAAGTAGACTTCCGGGAGCTTCGTGCTTGCGACTATGGGGCTCCTACCATTCGCAAAAGGTTTTTTATGATTGCTCGTTGTGATGGCTTTCCTATTCGCTGGCCCGAACCTACGCATGGTGACCCAAAGAGTGAAGCCGTTATTAATGGCAAATTGCAACCTTGGAGAACGGCGGCGGAGACCATAGACTGGTCGCTCCCCTGCCCGAGTATTTTTACAAGAAAGAAGCCACTTGCCGAGAACACATTAAGGCGTATAGCCAGAGGTATACAGAAGTTTGTTATGGAGAATCCAGAGCCGTTTATAATGCAGGCTTTTGGCGGCAATTATACCGGAGCCGGTAAATCGATTAAGGAACCTTTGCCAACTATAACGGCCAAAGATCACAACTATCTTGTTACACCTTTTCTTGCTCAATATCACAGCTATTCTTCGGACGGAGCCAGAGGGCAGACGATGGACAGACCGCTTTTAACACTGGATACATCAAATAGATATGCGCTAGTATCGGCATTTGTCACAAAATTCTATAAAACAGGTATTGGCCAAAGTGTTTTGGAGCCGCTTCATACCGTAACAACGTCGCCGGGACATTTTGGAGAAGTTAGGGCCTTTCTAACGCAATACTATGGAACCGGCGTTGGGAGTAAATTAACCGACCCATTACCAACAGTGGTGTCCAAAGATCGATTCGGACTTGTAGTGGTCAACGGGTTAGATTACCAGATAAGCGATATTGGTATGAGGATGCTGGCCCCAAGAGAGTTATTCAATGCGCAGGGCTTCCCGGGCGACTACATTATTGACCGGGATTACACGGGAAAGCCCTATCCTATATCGGCACAGGTAGCCCGGTGTGGGAACTCAGTATCGCCGCCAATACCAGCGGCTATGGTCAGGGTTAATCTGCCAGAGTTATGTAGGATGGTGGCGTGATGGATAAATGTTGCGGTACCTGTTTTCATTGGCAACCAGAAGAACGAGATCCCATAGGAAGCATTAGTTATAAATCAAAAGAACCGTATTGCATCCAGATAAACGACAAGGGCAAGCCAGCCGTAAGGTATGCGGAGACTAAGGCTTGCTGGTTATGGAAAGAAAGGGAGGGAAATTCATAGTGCTTTATTTTAAGGTTAAATCAGAGAGTGATTTGCATTTAAAACTTATTGCAGCCGAGGCAATGAAAAACAAATGGAATGAGAACAGGCCGAATTTATATCCTGGCGTAGGCCTACCGCTTACAGATGTTTTAGTAATGTCTGCCACACAACTATATTATCCAGAGGAACCGCCAACGTCCTTGCGTAATGAGTTTAAAAAGTACCAGGAGCGCAATCTTTATGTATCTAAAGTAAACTCCCCGCTTAATAAAAAATGGATGAATATTTGCCAGGAACTTGCATTAACTACTGTTCGGGATATGGGAAGTATTTTGTTTGATGAAATGCTGGCGAAGTCTCCTTATGCCATAGGTTCTAAGTTAAAGACCATTATTAAATTGGATAACGAGTATTATCTCGATGGCGAAAAAGAACTTCCTGGGGCTGATTTTTTAGAGCCAATTTCTGAAGCTGATTATCTGGAAGCCAGATTGAAGTTTGCGAAGGATAAGGAGGTTTCTAAGTGATTAAACCAAAAGAGGGCAAAAGCATCATTTTCAACGTGTGGGCCATGTTCGGAGGGCCGCCCCCCCCCCCGTTGGAAGACTTTACCGGAACTATCGAGAAAGTGCACCGCGACAAAAATGGTCGCCTAGATCATTACGAGGTTAAGCGGAACCACGATGGCTATACGCAAAATGTTTACCGTCATAATCTGGTCGGGTACGCGGAGCAGCCACAGGTCCATCAGTAGGTAAGAGGGGGAGTAGAGGGGAATGCCAAACAGGATATTAAAAGAATCTATTTGTACCAGCGACAATCTGAACGATTTAACGCCGCAGGAAGAGATATTCTTCTACCGCTTAATTGTTAATTGTGACGATTATGGCATTGCTGATGCCAGAATTAAGATGCTGCGGGCTAAATGTTTCCCTCTAAAAACAGACACGATCAAGGAAAGTGATGTTGAGAAATGGCTGAAAGGACTTATAAAAGCTAATTTATGTTTTTTGTATGAGGTAGAGGGAAAAAGATATCTAAAAATGACATCATGGGAACGCCACCAGCAGATACGAGCAAAGCGGAGCAAGTTTCCGACACCTGATTGCGATGGATTTCAAATGATTTCAGATGATTTCGAATGTCCCCGTAATCCAATCCAATCCGAATCCAATCCGAATCCGAATCCTAATCGAGATATCGAAATATTGTTTCAATGTTGGAATGAACAGAAAATAATCGGTCACAAAGAAATTACACCTGATATCAGAAAAGCATTAAGCAAAGCTCTTAAGCAAAATTCGGTAGAGGAAATCAAAAACAGCATAATTCATTATGCAACTATGTTGAACGATGCCCAATACGATCTTTGTAATTATAAATGGAATTTGGTTAATTTTTTAACCAGAGAAAAAGGCTACAGGCTGTTTATGGATGATGGCGAGAAGTGGATAAATTATCAGCAAGGTGGTGGAAAAAATGGAGGCTCCCGCACAATACCAGGATCTAGTACAAAACTTATCTACCCAGAGGCGGCACGCGAGGATGAATCTTATTGGCGATCACAGCGAGCTCCTTAATCTGTTTGCCCCAACAATACCCGAACTACTAGAAATGCAGGCAACCGAGCAGGAAGTCAGGGACAACCTGCAAGCCAAGGGTTTTATTGATTTATTAGAAGTTTATGAGCACCGAACAGAGTGCTACAGCTGCACCCGGACAGCGCATAGCCAATGCCCGTTTATTCTGCGCGAATATGAGATTTTTAGGGACCATGAAGGTATATGGGTTACAAGCGAACTGGTCAATAGCTGCAAGGCTCAACAGGATCCATACAAGGTGGCAAGGTCAGCAGAATTGATGATGGAATTTAAAGCCCCCTGGGAGCTGCGCGACAAAACGGTACAGGAGTATAACGCCAGTAATAGTTCTCAGATCAAAGCAAAGGCGGCCTGCGTTGACTTTGTTAAGGAGCTAAAGGACAGGCTGGTGGGTGGCGAAGGGCTTATATTTATCGGCCCGACCGGGACAGGGAAAACCCATCTGGCAATAGGGGTTGCAAAAGGAATTATAAACCAGCACCAAAAATTGGTCCGGTTTGTAGACGTGGGCACCTGGGCAAGTGATTTTGTTTATGGCAGCCGGTCGTTCGAAGAAAAGAAGAAGTCCATCGAGGGGATGAAAAGAGCAGATATTTTAGTTCTGGATGATTTAGGCCAAGAGATGGAATTATCAAGCAAGGGAACGGTTATAGGAGCCATACAGTTGATATTAAAGCACCGCACCAACGAGGCTAAGCCAACCATCATCACATCAAATATAAACGAGGATACGCTTGCAGAGCATCTAGGACAAAGGATATGGAGCAGGGTAAGGAATAGGAGCGACGTTTTGATTATGACGGGCGCGGACCACAGAGCGTACAGGCCTACCGGGTGGGAGGATTTAGGGAGAGTGAAGGAGGGGTAAGAAGTGAGGGAGATTAAGTTCCGCGGCAAGCGAGTAGATAATGGCGAGTTGGTGTATGGGCACTATGTTTCAACAAAAGATAGCCACTATATATGCTATGACGGTCAATACAACGATGACCTATTTCTTTCGCCAGAAAACATAATGATTGAGGTTATCCCTGAATCAGTAGGTCAATTCACCGGCCTGCACGATAAGAATGGCAAGGATATTTATGAGGGGGATATTGTAACAGCAATGTTTAAGACCGGATATTCGGATGGATATGTGAGAAAGCCTTTTATTGAGGTCGTAAAATATTTAGACCACAGGGCCGGCTTTTATCCAATGTCAGACTGCGAGATGTGGCGTGAACATGACGATGGTAAAATTTCATCAATTGAAGTTATCGACAACATATACGAAAATTCAGAGTTATTGGAGGTGCGCCCATGAAAGGCTTAAAATTCCGCGTATGGGATAAACAGCGCGGCGTGATGATGGGCTTCGAGGAGGCTTTGGCGTATCTGACACAGCTTGCACTTAAAGAAGTCTTGCGGGGCGAGAGCAAAAAGTATGAGGCGGAGATGTGGACGGGAGAGCATGATTCAGATGGAGCAGAGATTTACAAAGGCGACAGGCTGGCAGGCGAAGAGGAAGAGTCCGGCGTAGTGTACTGGGATTCCGATAAATGCGCCTTTATGATTGATTTTACTTATCCAGATAAATACAACGAAGAGTTTTTATTTGTTATGGATTTGAACTATTTTAAGGTCATCGGCAACATTCACGAGGGGGTGTCGTGATGGCAAACAAACACTATAAAACCCAGAAGAAGCGCAAGGACAAGCCCCTGCGACCGATGGGCGCGATACCGCAGTTGGAGGTCGTCAAGCCTTGCGCGGATAACGCGCCTGACGCGATAATACACGCGGAGCGCGTGACCGAGACGCAACCGAGCAGGGGCGAAACGCTGAAGCCAGTATATGGCGGATATCAGCACAGCTTTAATAGTTATTCACATACGATTTGGGGGAAGGGAGCCAAGGTATGATAAACAAACCCATTTACGAGCCAAAGGGCAAAGCCAGGGAATACGGCGAACTGGCATTAAATATTTATACCGGTTGCAATCATGGATGCTTTTATTGTTATGCGCGCAAAATGGCCGAGCGTTACACGTCAAAAGACTGCATTAGCGGATTCGATAACCCTTCGCCGCGCACTGATATTGTTGAAAGCGTTAAAAGGCAATTGTGTAGCGGTAAGATAAAAAGCCGCACAATTCATCTGTGCTTCTCATGCGACCCATACCCGGCAGAAATAGACACAACGCCTACGCGGGAGATCATTAAGGCTATTAAGGATAGCGGAAACCATGTGCAGATATTAACCAAGGGTGGCATAAGGGCAGAGCGCGACTTTGATCTACTAAATGAAAATGATAGTTTTGGTGTTACCTATACAGGATATGGATTCGATGAAGTATTTACACCTAGTCCCAAAGAACCGAACGCGGCTCCACCTTCTGAACGACTTGTTTCACTGAGCAGGGCTCACAAATTAGGAATTAAAACATGGGTGTCATGCGAGCCCGTTCTTGATGAACAGGATATTTATGCAATCATCGAGTTCGCCGAATATATAGACCTATTTAAAATCGGCAAGCTAAATTATTTCCCTTCGGATATTAACTGGGCAGAGTTTGGCATTGAATGCGAAAGATTATGCAAGGAATATGACAGGAATTATTACATCAAAGCAGACTTGCGGGCAATTATGGAGGGGTACAAATGATTACCCTAACCATCCCCGGCACCCTTCCCGGCATGAATGACATTATAGCTGAAGCACGAAAAAGCAGATGGGTGTCGGCAGAGCAAAAGAAGTACCATACCGAATTAGTGAAGTGGAGCGCGATACAAGCCAAACTGCCGAAGGTAGAAGGCAGGGTTAATATTCATATCACATGGTATGAAAAGAGCAAACAGAGAGACCCGGACAACATTCACGCAGGAACCAAATTTCTGTTGGACGGGTTGGTGCAGGCCGGGGTGATAAAGAACGACACACAGAGGTACATAGGGAAGATAGACCATGACGAGATAAGGGTTGACCGCAACAGGCCGCGTGTGGAGATTGAGATCACGGAAGTAGGAGGGTAAGCCTATGATAAACTGCAGCGCAATCATGCAGAAACGGTACCAAATGAGGATGTCGCAGGCGGTAGTGGCTGATCGGGCAGGCGTGGACCGCAAAGTAGTCATGAAGATCGAAAATAGACCAAGTTACGACCCGCGGCTATCCTTCTTGACCAACATAGCAGAGGTCTTGGGCATGAAGGTAGGGGAAATGATAGTCGAGATTGAGCAAGGGGAGGGGTAGGGATGATTACCGCTATACATTCAGGCAGGAATCCACTGGTGGCCGGGCGCATGGATGACAACTCGGACGGGTTCATCGACAACGCGGTCAAGGTATATAAGATCATAAATGGGGTGGAAACGCTGGTGAGGACTGAGAGCGCCTTCCCGGATGATTGGTGCGGAGGAATCAAGTGCCAGGAAGAAATGGTGCTGAACCCAGCAAAGCATGACACAAAGCGCAAAAGGGCAAGGTGCCCGCAGAGACCAGCTCCGCCCAAGGAAGAACTGTGGCGAGTATATAGGGAGTTGGGGCCCTGCATCAGCCCGCTGGCGAAAAAGTATGGTGCGGGATTTGCAACGGTGCGGCGCTGGCTGAGGGAGTATGGGATTATTGATGTTCATAATGTGGCGATGGAAAGGTAGGGGGTAGGGGTGAGAGATTTAAAGGCTGATCAAGAGATATGCAAAAAGGCAACACCGGGCCCGTGGGAAAGAGACACAGATTATATAATTTCACCAGATAAGGCAATAACAATATTATGCGATCATCCTACATGGGAAAGAGATGCCGCTTTTATCGCCGCCGCCCGTGAAGGTTGGCCCGAAGCCATCGAGAGGGCGATTGTGGCAGAATCACTTATCGAAAATGCAGGGAAAGAATTAAGGGAATGGATGAAAGAGGTTAAACGCTTAGAGGAAGAAGTGAAAATGGCTATGGGTGGAGAGCAATACTGGAAAGACAGAGGATTGCAAGCAGAGGCACAGATTGCCACACTAACCGAGGAAAACGACCTTCAGCGCGCGAGTATTCAGGAGTTGAGGGGGCAGGTGGCGAGGATGCAGAGGGTAGTGGATGTTGCAAATGAGGTTACTATACGATTAGGGCCCATGTTCCCCGCACCTTCGATGATGAGCAAATTAATACACGCCCTCGCAGAATTGGAGGGAGCGCATGACTTGTAGCATAGTACAGACAGAGCATGGCAAGGCGTTTATTTGCGGTAGCTATAAGAATCTTAATGAGCTTGCGAAAGTACCAGAAATAAAGTGCTATATCTGCGGAAACCCAGCAGCCGTATTGTGCGACGCAATATCCGGAGTAAATGAAACTTGTGATAGGCCGATGTGCAGAGAGCATTCTCATAACATCGGAAAGGACACCGATGTTTGCCAAGGACATTACAATGATTATGAAATTGAACAGGCTAAAGTAAACAGGGTAAATATGGCAGGGTGGCCTATTCGAGATAATATTTATTGTCCGGACTGTAAGAGCGAAGAACATGGTGCCAATGCTACGTTTTGTAAAATATGTGGAACTAAGTTAGTAAAGGAAACCAGCCTATGAAGTGCCCAATATGCGGCGGCAAGACCAGGAAAAAAGGAGAGATCCGGAGATGTGATTCGTGCCATGCTAAATTCACCATAAAAGACGGCCTGTTGAAGCAGACGGTTTAGGGGGAGGGAAGAACTTGGCGGCAGTAATAAGCCATTATAAAAAGCTAGAGATATATCAGCGGGATGGCTACACCTGTCAATACTGCGGCAGGCCGGTAGTGGCATATGACTTTGTGGCGGGGATGACCGTCCCGAATGATGCCGCAACTATTGACCACATAATACCGAAAGCTAGGGGAGGTAACAATTGCAGAAGCAACCTAATAACGAGTTGTAAAGAGTGCAATGTGTTTTTATCAGACAAAGGAGAGGGTTATCCATTGCTTCCTCAATTGGTTTTCAGGCGCAAAAAGCAAATGATAAGAATGTTAACCAACCAAGCAACCACGTTATAACTACCGAGGGGGAGGGGATGCGGGGAATGAGTAAAGATAAACAGGGGAGACAGGAAGTAGTGGTCCATCCAGAAAAAACGATAACTCTATCTGAGGGCCAGTTTAAAGACATACTCGAAAAAGCGGTCGCAAAAGCCATGAGCGCAGCTTACCAAACAGCCGAAAATAAAACCAGAAAAGAAATGGAGAAAAGGGCCAAGCAGAGTTTCAATGCTTACAAGGAGACCGAAAGGCGGCTTTATGGCTATCCGGTCCTGAAAGCGCGGATAGTGACGCTCAAAGAAGAATTAGCAGACCTCATAGATCATCCATATCTGCCAGGGCACAGCAAGGACATATGTTTATATTCCAGATCCGGGGACCGTCTCTCTGACGATGAATTAATTGACCAGCGTAAACAGGATTTGCAGGCAAAGATATACGCTGACCAGGCCGAGATCAAAAAGATCGACGCAGGGCTGCTGCTGGTGAAAGACTACCCGTATTACAAAGCGCTGCCAGGGAAGTATTTCGAGAATAAAAAGCCCGAGGATATGGCCAAGGAATTAAATTGTGATGCGAGTACCGTTTACCGCAGCTTGAAGCCGATGATTAGCAGGATAGAGGTGTGGTTGTACGGAGAGGCGGCTTATGCGGTGGCACCGGTGGGTGAGATGTTGAAGAAGTAAAGGAGTGGTATTGTAATGAAAATAATTAATCCATATGTTGAGGTACCCGAAATTAATGGAGAGGCATTATTAAGAAACATTGAGAAAGCAGGCAGAACCTGCTATAAATCAGAAACCAAAATTACCGAGGAAAGCTATATCCCGTTCATCGAAATGATAATGAAATCCGGGCATCATTCTATGTTCGAGCATGAGAAGGTTACTGTTCGGATTATCTGTGATCGTGGCGTAAGTCATGAAATAGTAAGGCATAGACTGGCTGCCTACTCACAGGAAAGCACACGGTATTGTAATTATGCCGGTGATAAGTTCGGCAATGAAATCACAGTTATTGAACCTTTCTTTTTTAAGAATGATGCTAAGAAACATTCCAGATGGCATCAAAGTTGCAGGGAAGCGCAATATAACTATTTTGATTTATTAGAATTGGGCGCTTCTGCTCAGGAGGCCAGATCCGTACTGCCCAACTCTCTAAAAACTGAAATCGTTGTCACCTACAACCTGAGAGAATGGCGGCACTTCTTTACCCTTAGGGCAGCAAAGACAGCCCACCCACAAATGCAGCAGGTAGCCATTCCATTATTGCTTTGGTTTAAAGAACAATTGAGCCCTTTATATGATGATATTGGTTATAACCGGGATTTTGAACTGGCCAACTATGCGGGATTAGTCGTACAGGGAGGCGATATTTAATGTCAAGCGTAGATCATCCAAGCCATTATAATACCGGAAAGATTGAAGTTATAGATTTTATTGAAGATCAAAACCTGAATTTTAGTCGTGGAAATGCTTTGAAATACCTTGTTAGAGCGGGGGTAAAAGACAAAGCAAAAGAGGTTGAGGATCTACAAAAGGCTGTCTGGTATATCAACCGGGAAATAGAGGTATTGTCTAAAGAATAAACCCTTGCCCACAGCAGGGCAGGAATAAATAAGGGGAGGGAATATATTGTGGAAAAATTTATTGGAGTTAAGTTAATCGAAGCGGAACCTATGACACTGGGAGCATACAACGCATTTAAGGGATGGAAAATACCTGAGGATGAAGACCCCGGGAGAGAAGGTTATAAGGTTGCATATCCCGATGGATATATCAGTTGGTCGCCCAAAGAGATATTCGAAGCTGCCTATATGTTAGTTACTCCAAACCCAAAACTAAAAACCAATTGCTCAATCTCGAAGCAGATGGTGGACGGCTTTATAAAGGACGTTGAGGTTATCACTATGGGCGTGAAAAACACAGTCGTGCGAGCTGTTCTGGTGAATGGTTTTGAAATAGTGGAATCTTCCGCATGTGTGGACCCGGCAAATTATGACGAAGAATTAGGCAAGGAGATATGCCTCGAAAAGATCAAAGACAAGATATGGTTCCTACTTGGCTTCCTGCTTCAAACTGGAGTAGGCGGAGTGAAAAGTTTATAGCCTTCGGGCTTTAGCTTAATAAACTGAAAGAGAGGCCGATTAACGCTAGTAGTCTAATTTAATAACTCCCCCGCAAGGGAGCAGGGACTAGCCATCAAGGTAGTTAAAATGGAGCAGAGGGGGTGTGAGGTGGAAGGTACAACTGAATAAGGTGTAGTAGTGTGTAAAATGTGTAAAGCCGGGGTTTTAGTAGGCCCCGGCTTTTTCTTTTCCCATAAACAAATCGGTTGAATTGCAAAAGTAGCCGAAAGTATACCCCATGGGGTATTGACAAAAAACACTTAAAAATAGGAATATATATTTAAAAATGCGCCATAATACCTATATAACGGCATAAGAAGATATTTTTTAAAATGCGAATTGACAACGAAATTAACTCCGTTTATAATGATCATAATGGAATTTTTGTGAGACGAGGAAATAGTATAAATTAAGTAACAAAACATCGCTTCGGCGGTGTTTTTTTATGGATTATTGGGGCTTTGCGAGATAACTACTTGCCAGCCCCCTTTTTGTTTTTCTGAAATAAATAAGGGGGTATATTTATGAAAAAATGCACGGTGGAAGGATGCGAAAAAGAGCAATACAAGGCTGAACTATGCAGGGTCCACATAGCGCGGGTGTTATGGGACAGGAAAAACGAAAAGTGGAAAGCAATCTACCAGATAGTATTTAAACACGACAACAGAATCTATTTCAAGGATGACCATGCAGTTATGATCATCATAAACAGAGCCGGTGATAAAAGTCTGATATTAATAGACATTGATGATATTCCGCTAGTTAATAAACATAGATGGTGCCAGGATTCCAGGGGTTATGCTCAGTCTAATATAAACGGGCGCAATGTTCGCTTGCATCGATTTTTATTACAATTACCCGAAGGCGTACTGGGAGACCACAAAGACGGGAACGTACTGGACAACCGTAGAAATAATATCCGACCGTGTAACCATCAAGAGAATAGCCGCAACAAAGGGCTTATGCCGAATAATAAAAGCGGAGTGCCCGGGGTATTTTGGGAGGAAAAAAGAAATAAATGGTTGGCGGTAATTGGAATAAACCGCAGTACAAAACATTTAGGCTACTTTGATGATTTTAATATGGCCGTTGAGGCTAGAGAAAAAGCCGTGGCCAAGTATTTTGGCGAATTTGCGAGAGCGTTATAAATTCTCATTTAGGAGGTGCGACGTGATTGTTAAAAGATTGTGGCGAACCGGTGAATGGTGGAGCAAGACTAAAACTATCATGGTTGTGCGAACCGTACAGGGGAAGAAGGAGAGGGAGCCGCATTGGATTGATCGGAGGATAGTAAGGTTGTTTGGGAAGTGGTGAACCATGCCCGAGCGTAGATTAG